TTTTTTAGCTATTGGTTTTTCTTCTGTAACGGTTTCAGCAACTTCTTCAGCTACAACACCTTTTGCTTCTGTTACGTCAGTTGTAAATTCTTCACCTAAAACTCTACGAGAAGCCTCTATAGCTCTAGCTGGTAAAAACTTATTAATGTAAGCGGCTAGTGGAACACCTGATTCTGGTTTATAATCCATTATAAGTTCAAGTATACCTCTTGGTCCTGTTTCTATTTCATCTGTTAGTAATTGACGATCAAAATTAGGAGCTTGACTTCTAGCTTCTACTATTCTATTTGTAATAGGTTTAAATTTCTGTATGATTTCCATAGCACCAGAAACGCCTTGATCTTCATATATTTTTTGAACCTCATTAGAAGCAATTTCTTGGCTAGTTATAGACTTTTTAATAATACCTAAATCAACTTCTTCAAGCTCTTGAAGCTTTTTTGCTCTTTCAGATATTTTACCTTTTTTGATGTTTTTCTGATAATCTTTTATAAAATTATAAACATCTCTACCATCTTTAAAATTTAATTTATTATAACCTCTAGGTCTAAAAATATTTAATATAGGTTTTGCTAGACGCATAAAGGTTTCTTTTAAATTATCTTTATAAGTAATTTCACCTTTACCTATAGCATCAGAAAAAGAAGTTAAGTATTCTTCAGCATATTCAGACAACGGTCTTTCATTTCCGTCTTTGTCATATCTGTAATTTTCATCTATTCTTTTTTGAATCACATTTAATTCTTTAGAACTTAATGTATTTTTAAAGCTTTCAACTAACTTTAACGCTGTATTAGTATCTGCTTGAAAAGTAGACTTTAATATTCTATGCAATAATTCATGTGAACCAGCTGTTATAGCTCCTACTTCTGCAGCTCTTTGTTTGTTTATAAATATTTTACCACTTTCGTCTATAAAAGCATCAACTTTACCATCTTGACCAGTAGCTTCTACAAATTCATCTACAGTGTTAAACGTTTCAACATTTTCCTTACCGGCAACATCTTCAACAATAGCAACTTCACCTTCAATTAATCTTTTATTAGCATCAGCTAAAACTCTATCTATTTTATTTGTAATTGATTTGTTACTAGTGACAATACCTCCTTTTGCTGAAGCGTATTGTTGTGCAGTTATTTCACCTTTAGCTAATGATTTATTTAAATCTGAAAGAGTTTTATTATTTTTCTTTTTTTGGCCAAGAAAATCTATTATTTGATTTTGCTCTTCTTTAGTCATCATGCTTGCCAGCTTCGTGGTGTTATCTAGCAAGTCTTTTAAAGATTCTTCTTTTTCTTGTATTTGTAAATCTACAGCGTCTTTATAAGCTTTATTATTGACCGCGGATCTGCTTTGTTGTAAAGAAGATATTTCTTGAATTAACTTAGTAGCATTATTAAAAACTTCTGTTTCAGTAATCAAAGCTCTAGAAACCGTGTTTCTAATCGTGCCAGGAATACCCATAGAACCTGCTCCTACAACTCCCATTAAAAAGTTTTCTACACCTTCTTTAGAGGCCATACCTTCAACAGCTAGAGCCATAGACTCACCCAATGTTTTCCCTGCTGCTATATTTTTATTAAGCTCTTCAATACCAAACTGACCCCACTCTGTTGTTCCTTCTCCTAACTGAGAATATAATAAACTAACAAATGGTTTTAATCTACCAGTCTTACCTATCATATGTTTAGCAACGCCTCTAAAACCTATATATTCTAAAGATGTAGCTAAAGCAGTTAATGCTGCTGGAGTTTTAAAATCTGTTTGATCGCTAGCAATTAATTTATTTAAAGCATCAGGATCACCTGGGTATAATGAATTTGCTTTTGCTATATTGTAGTCCATATATATTGGAGCACCAATTTGTGGTATTAAACTAGCACCACCAGTAACCATAGCAGGTATTACAGAAGCTACTGTACCTTCTATAGCACTCATTACGCCACCAAATAATTCGTTTCCGGAAGAAAATTTAATTTTAGATGGATTTCTCCAATCAAATTCTTTTACTATTTCTCCAACTTTTATCTTAGCATCATTTAAGTCTTGGTATTTTTTAAACTGACTTATAACATACGTGTCAGACGCGTTACCAATTTCATTTTCATCTTCTCCTTTCCAAAAAGAAGCAACTTCTTCTCCAGATAACTTAGCATCTTTTAGTTCCTCCCACTTTTCAGGGTTTTCGCTAAAAAGTATTCTTTCGTTTGTTTGCGGATCTACAAACTCAACTCTATTTGGATCTTTTGCACTAGCTGATTCTATTAAAAAATCTGGTGTTTGACCCAACTGTTTAGTTAATTGATCTAATCCATCTACAACTATACCTTTAGTAGCTTCCCATGTAGCTTCTAATCCTAAAGGCATATTAATTAAAAAAGTATCACCAATTATTTCTAACTTACTTTTTGGTGAATCAGTTATAGATTTAAAATCTTTTAAATCAGGATCTTTATCTAACTCTTCCATAAATTTAGAAATATTATCTAAATTTTCTAGAGTTAATTTTATTTTTTCGTTTTCTTTTGTTTTAGGTATTTCTTCACCTCTATTTACACCAGATAAAGCTCTTTGTATATCAGTGGCGTCTACTTCTGGAAGTAAGCCTTGTATATTGTAAGCATCCTTAGTTTCACCTTTTTTTAATTTTTCTAAATTTTTAAGGTTTTCGTTATAATCAACAACAGCTTCGTATGTTTTAGTGTCTACTGTGGAATCTGGAGCTAAATCTAATTGATAATATGCAACAGCTCTTTCAGGAGTGTTAGGTTCATATTTTTTTAGTATAGAGTTTATTTGATCTTGCTTATACTTCTTTTTATCTTTTTCAGACTCTTCTATTGACTTGCCAAATACGTTTTCATGTATTTTATTAAAGTCGAATTTTTTTTCTTCAAACTTTTGCAAGTTTGCTCTAGCATCGTCTAGTATTTTATTTTCAGCTCTACGGTTTATTAAATCAAGATTTGGATTTAATTGTGATTGTCCACTTCCAGACTCTAAATTCTCGGACGCATCCGGTGTTTTGGGTGGTACAGTTGCATCCGTTGTTTCTGCAACACCCTCTGTCTTTACCTCTTCTTCTTTAGGTTTTAAATCTTCTTTTAAAACACTAGGCTGTTCAGAAATACCATAGTTATTTTTCTTTTTCCACTCTTGAGTTTTAGCAATAACTTCTTCCCCAGATAGACCTTGTTCAAATAAAGAATTAACGTATTCTACTAGTTGCATTTAATTAAATTTTTATAGGTTATTAGCTTCGATGAATGCTTGTGCTTTAGCCATTTTAGCTTCTTGTAAATCAAAAATAGCAGCGTCTTCAGGATTTGTAGGTAATTGATTTTCTACAAATTGCTTAAGGTAGTTATTCATAAAGTAATCTTTGTATTTTTTCTCAAACTCTTTTTGTTTGTCAGGGTATAAAGGTAAGTCTTCGGTGTAAGACCAGTATTTACCTTCAGACAAATAAACGTTCCAAGCTGCGATAGCTTCTTGTTCTAAGTTTAATAAACCAGCAACTTCAGCAGTTATGAATGGATTAGATTTTCTTTCTATTTTATCCATATCATACTTAAGTATGTTTCTACCTTTGCCGTTACCAATGTCTATAATCTCGTAATCAAAACTACCGTCAGGGTTTTTAAGCACAAACTCTTCAGATATTTGAGCGTTTGGCGATAGTTGACCATTTTCCATAATACTTTCAGCTGTAAACAACCCTGTTTTAGACAACAGAGACATCATCTCTGATGGTAAATCAGGTGTCGATGCAACTATAGTTGTACCAACATTACTTAACGCCTGTAATGACACGCTATTAATCATAAGCGGTTGCGCAAACATTGGCCCGTAAAAGCTTATTTGTTGAGATCCATCTTGTAACAGATCTAAATAAACATCGTAACCATCTGACTTAGAAAAACCAGGCTTTTCGTTAAGTATACAATTAGCTACGGTATATTCAAAGTTATTATTAGGATCAAAGTTTTCACTTTCAGTTATTTGAAGTTGAGATAAAAGCAAAGATAAAAAATCTAGAGAAGCCTGAGGAGCTTGCTCTAACATTTTTAACTGGTTAATTTCAAATACACAGTTATCTGATTCACATGTATTATTTTCTATAGCTATTTTTAATTTAGCGTAAGTTTTAGCAGTATTAGCAAAAGCTCTACCTAAAAGATCAAAATTAACATCGTGTGCTTTTGATATAAAATCTTTACTAAAGCCAAGTGCATCACTTTGGTTTATTTGCTTTATAGTAAGATTATTTATTATATTTTCGTTTTTCATCTTTTAATATTTATGAATCGCCACCGAAAAGAGCTCCAGCCATACTACCAAGACCACCAATTGCACCCATTGTTGCAGATGTTGCATCAGCTTGTGCTCTAGCTTGATCTTGTCTAGCAGACTCTAATTGACCTCTAACGTAATCAATTTGATCTTGTTCTCTAGTTTCTGTCATTTGCATTTTAAATGCTTCACCTTGCGCTTGTGCTGTTTGAGCTCTTGCACCCTCAGATATTTGTATATCTTGTAATCTTGCTTGCTGTGCAACTTGAGCAGCCTCCATAGCTTGTTCACCTTGTGCTCTTAGTTTTTCATTTTGAGCTTCTTGAGATTCAATACTAGCAGCAACACCTTGTTTGCTTTTTAAAGCAGCGTTAGCCAAAGCAGTTGCACCACCAGCACCTGCGCCAGTAGCTCTTAATGTATCTAAAGTATTAGCTAAAGATATATCAGCTTGTTCTATTTGCATTTCAGCCGCTTGAGTAGCAACACTTAAGTTTGCAAATGGATTAGATATTTGATCAGACAAATCAGTTGCTAAACCTGCTAAACTAGTTACACCAGCATAAGGGTTAACAATCTCTTGTCTGTTTTTTTCTAGACTTCTAAGTTGACCTTGAAGCCTGCGTCTTTCCGCTTCTGCAGCTCTAGCGGCAGCTTTAGCTTTTGACCCGCCAAACAAGCTACCTATTATTTTGGTACCTGCGCCTATTACTGCTCCTGTTATTGGCATAATTTTATATTTTTAATTTTAATATCCACTTGAATATGTATAATTTGATGATACTGTAAATAACTCTTTATAACCACCAACATCTGTAACATTGTCTGTCTGTATGGTTACTAAAGTAGTAAATCCTTTAATACCAGAAATTTGATCTCCATATATAACTTCACCACCAATTGCACCTTGTGTAGCAAAGTTTGCTTGAGTATTGTTTATTAAATTAGCACAATACTTGTTTTCTTTTCTATCAAAACCTGCTCTAAATATTGGTTGAACAGTAGCTGCGGCGCCAGTGTTTGGTGGTACAGCAGAATCATAAGCACCTTCAACAAAGCTTAATATAGTAGCTGTTTGATCAAAAGCATACACGCCAGTTCCAGCTGATGTACCAGCTCCAGTTCTATCTGATTGATAACTAGTTATTTCCCAGCCATTAGATCCTTCATAAGCAACTGTATTAAACACTTTTTGAGTACTTGGTTGAGGATTCATTACAAACTTAACAGATGAAGGATATGTTGTTCCATAAAAAGATCCGTGATTAACACTGCTTGAGTCATGAAGCCATAAACTACTTCCGTTGTTTGTATATGTTCTATTTTTAACACTAAATATTTGACTTGGTTCAAAGTTGTAAAAACTAACCCAACCTTTTGTTCTCTCGTCAAAAGAAAGTGTTTTATATGTTAAGCTTGGATTTGACGGTTGTATCGATAAAGTGTATTCTTTATTGTACATATCCCAACCACCTATAAGTTTACCACTGCCAAAAGTATTAGAATCAACACTTATTATGTTATTTCTAAAGAACGATGTTAAACCTGCTGATGATATTTCATCTATACCGCTATTGCCGCCTAATCTTAATACAACACCTTGATTTGAATCTACAAAGTATTTATTATAACCATATACTGCAAAGCTCTCAGGGTGTGTACCAATACCGTAATTTCCAGCGTAAGGTACTATTTGTCCAATTACAGTTCTAAAAGAACTAACAGGTAGTCCACCACCTTCAGCTGAATATATAGCATCTTTATCTATCAATGCTCTACTAACTTTAGACTCTTGAAATATAATTAAGTTAGTATCTTCAGCATGTAGTTTTTGTATTGAACCATTTGCTGGATCTAAACTTTTAGTTATTTCTTCACCAACACTAAACACGTTAGTTTGATTTATGCCAGTTCTAGAGTTATATATACCTGAGTATATCATAGAGTTAAATCTAAAATTAGCATTTGGCTCATCTTCAACTAAATAAGCTCTAACACCATAGTCTGTAGAAGTATTATTATAACCACCTCTAATTCTAGCTTCTTCAACTATCCATGTTTTATCATTATCTATATTAGATGTTCTTCTAAAACCACCAGAAGGTTGAGGTATACCAAAAGAACCATTCCAGATTAACTCATCTGAATTGTTCTCTGGCTGTTTTTTTAAAACAAAACTGTTAAAATATTTAACTTCTATAGTAGCTGCCATTATATTATTATCACTTGTTTATTTAATTATTTATGGTAATGGTATTGAAGGCACTATAAACTCTGTATTAGCTTGAACGTAATTAGAACTTGTAGCTGAGCCGTCATTCTGTGGTATATTAGTAGCTCTTATTTCGTAATAATATGTTCCAACATATCTTATTATACCAGAGGATTGTAGAGGTATAGCTGGATTTGGCGTTGGTGGTAAATTAACACCTGGAGATGGTATTGTTATGGTTACAGTGTCTGACGGATCAAGTGGATTAGACGTTGTTCCTATTATTAATGTAGCAGTACCTGATTGATTAGTCCAAGAACCAAGACCAGCTTGTGTTAATTGTATTGAAGTTTTAAATTCAAATCTAGTTTCATTTGGATCTCCTTGTGGATAACCAGAAACTTGTATAGTACCACTTTCTATTGTAGCAGGCTGACCACCTTCGTATATACTACCTAAAATGTTTCTACTAAAAACTGTTGTATTACCAGTTACTGTAACAGTTTCAAGAACTTGAAAAACGTATAAAGTATCACATATTCCAGCTGTACTTGGTTGTACGCCTTCGAAATCATAAGCTCTAACCTGAACAGAGTAATTATTTCCTCTAGCTATTGACTCTGTAAATGTCATTTCACCTGTACTAGCATTTAATGTAAATGGATTAAGAGAAGGGTTGCTAGTTACGTCTACGTTCCCACTTGTTGTTATTTGAAAAACACTATATATTTGAAAAGTTAAACCCAACTGATTTAAAGATGTAGTGCTAGATCCGTTAACACCTGTGTAAGTGTATATAACTCCAGTTGTTTGACTTGGTGACACAGTTACTTCTATAGTACAATTATCTATTTCAGGCAAATCATTTGTTAATGGACAGAAACTACCTGTTTGAGTTAAAGTTGTAGCACCACTAGCATCAGGGTGGTTAAAACTCATTTCAATAGTATAATTATTAGGATCTGTTGGCGTGGTATCATTATAAACTAATCCTATATCACCGCCTGGAGAGTTTAATATAATATTAAAAGTACCATTTAAGTTATTTTCTATATTAAATATACCATTTGCAGGTGTTGCAGAATCGTAATAAAGAACGCCGTTGGCATTAGAATTATTGCCAGCTCCATCTACTATGCTTACTATAGATCCTGTTGTATTTTCTGGATTAGCAAACTGAGTACCATCTAATTTTACTGGTTTAAAAAAGCTAACAGGATTATCAGTACCGTCGTTATCTTCTTCTAAGTACCAGTTCCAATCATCTATTCTATCAAATGATGTTGGACCTGAAGCGTTTATAGCTTGATTTAAATCACTTATTGTTCCAGATGTCGATGTTTCCCAATAAATATCTAACAAAGATACTACTGGTTCTATTTCATAAACATTTAAAAATGGACCATTTGTATAAGTTCCAGATGAAGGAACTTCTGCCCCAAATTGTTTTTGTGTACTTACTTTTGCCACTAATGAACTAGAGTCTGCAACTAAAGTTTCAGTAGTGCTTGTTGTATTATCAATATCAAAATTGTAAAATAAATAATCACTATTACTAGAGTCTGGAAACTGTTTGTAATCAAAAAGATCTTTAATAGTAGCAACGTTAGTACTTATATCAGCTGTTTTTTCAGGATAAAACTGTACATTAGACGCTAAATCTGTAGGTGTTAGCTCTTCTAAATAATTAGTAACTCTACCAAACATTCTGACACTACTTCTAAACTCTCTTTGAGCAGGACCAACTTCTGTTAAATCTCTAGGTATTTTATTTATATTATCGTTAAATAATAATATGTGAGATGTAGTACCTAACTCTTTAGCTGAATCTAATGGATACGCTGCCATAGCTGTAGGCACGTAGGCGTTGTAATATTCTTGTTGAGTTTGTTTTACAACTACTTTGTAAGAATACCAGCCAAGTGGGTTATAGTCTTGTGAATCAGGATCTCCATTGTATAAACCTGGACTTCCAGAATAACTACCATTTATAGTTTGGTTAAATTGTATTTTTAAAGAATTACCGTCAAAGTTAGATAAGTTAGACGGTGAATCAAACTTAGTTTTATAATCTGAAAATATAGTCGAACTTAAAAAGCTAGGTGATCCTGATAAATCTGTTCTTGAAAATATAGGTGTAGACTGTCTACCAAATTTATCTGCTAAAACTATACCAACTTCGTAATTTCTATTTTGCTTTAAAGTTGCGTTTGGATATTCTACCTCACTACTTTTAGTTTCACTTTTATATTGACTAGTATAAAAAGCACTTTTTTCAGTAGCACCTAGTATATAATCTAAGAACTGAGGTGGAGTGTGTTTATCTTGGTAGTTACCATAAATAACTCTATTGCTAGATATTTCTTGCGATAATGCTTTTACAGGTACTTTATCAAACACTCTAGTGCTTTCACTTTCTGGTAAAGTTTTAAACGGTGCTTTAGATCCGTATTCATATTGATAATATTCGCTATCACCTGCTACGTTGTTAGTTAAAGGTATAGTGTCAACTACTTTTATAGCTACTTTGTCAGATTCTTTATAAAGTATATCTATTTCTGTAACTTTTAAGCTAGTACCTAAATTATTAGCTGTATATGGTAAAGGTATATTTAAAAGTATCTTATTAACCTTATTTTCCATAAATTCAACCTCTGTACTTCTAAAAGCTTTTTCTTCGTCAGTAACTATATCGCCACCAACTTGTTGTTTTAAGAAATAACCATCTTGCTTAGGTATAAAACATGGTTGAGTAAAAGGAGCTATTAAAGAATATTCTCCATCATCAAATTTAAATCTATATGAAAACCTAACAAATTTATCTTCTAAATAATCCAAGTTAGCTTTAGTAGCAAAATCTTGATCATAATAAGGGTTTTCTATAGCAAACTTAACAACATCTAAAGGATTTAATGCTGTTGATGGTGTTCCACTGGCTTCTATAATTAAAACATTAGTTCCAGTTGAAACGTTAATAACTGAAACACCTAAGTCACTATAATCACCGCTTGATAGTTGTAAATATATACTTTGACCTATTAAAGGTAGTGCTCCTAAAAAGCTAGCGGTTGATATTTCAAAGGTTGTTGTATTTACAATACTTTTTACTGTAGCTGTTGCAGAGGGTCCTAAGTCTTCATTTATAGCATCTTGCATCGTGGTTTCAGGATATACAAAATCCAAAGAAGCTCCAGACGTTAATGTTTGAGGTGTATTAACTTCTATGCTTGTCGGTAGATTAGTTACATCCGTAACAAATACATTTTGACCCACTTCGCTTCCTACTACACCTTGACTAATATTTATACTTGTAGATCCTGTAGTAAGCGGTATCGTTGTTGAGTTATTTACAGCTGATGAAGTTGCATCACTAACTATTACAGCGCTAGATAACTCACTAGGTTGATAAAGCTCTATTGATTCAAAAGGATAATATTTAGCTACAGATAGTTGATCTTCTGTAGTATAATAACCTGTATTATAAGTAACATTTACTTTTCTAGGTTGATTTCTATTGTCTGTAAAAAACAATAAATCTTCAAGTAAACTTATACCAGTTATAGGGTTTAACGTAGAAAAGTTTAACCAAGTTCCTTGAGCAATTATTTTAGTTGATTGTGTTTGAGTGTTGAAAGAAACTATAGCACCCCAAGAAGGTAATATAGAATCAACACTTATCGTAGCATCAGCATTACCTCCTAAAATAGTTACAGTGTCTCCGATGTTATAACCAGATCCAAACCTCACTATATTAACGGTGTTTATAATACCACCTGTTTCTTGTACAGACACAACTAAACCAGTGCCACTACCTGTTGTTGAAGTTTGTCCAGTTGCTGGAGTTACATCATACCCAGTACCTCCACTTGTTAAAGTTATAGTATTAACAGCGCCTGTTGGTACATACTCTGAGCGAGTATTGTTAGTTAAAAAAGAATATATAATACCACTCGCGTCATCAGAATAAACTCCTATAACTTCTAAACCAGATTTACTTAACAACGTATCAAAGTCTATCAAGCTTTCGTTACCAAGAACAGTCTGTAGAGTACCAACGTTATCACTAACTGATTTATTTACAGAAACATTAAAAGCTTCTCTATATTCGCCGTTAGGTATTAATCTTTCATCAAGGTCTTGATTCATTTTAGACTTGATGAAACTATTTTTAACTTCTGCCATTTAATTTTAGTGTTTTATCCATTTAGATTTACCTCGCATAACTTGAACTATTTCAGTAAGTTTAATGTTAGATAATCTAATTTTAGCATTTCTTAATTTAGAACTTTTATCTTTTCTAAGTCTGTGTACTAAATATTCTGGTTGATTTGCTCTAGTAGATACAATGTAATGTAATACAGAAGCGTATATAGCTTCTTCCGCAAGCTTAGGTACTTTAGTGTCTTTGTCATAAGCTAAACCATCAGAGATATACTCTAAAACAATTAACTTATCTACTAAGTCACTAGAAAAAGACATTTTACCTTCTCTTTCGTCTATTGTAAAATAGCCATTAACATTAGCATATTGTGGATCCGTACCGTAAAATTGACCTACGTTCCAGTTGCCGTTATATCCGTAAGCATTGCTAAAATAAGCCCAATCATCTAAATCAAAATCATTGTTTAGAATATCAATGTTCATGCTATCAAATCTCTCTTTAGTTAAAGAAGTTCCTTCTATATTTTCACCAAAGTTATCTTGAGTAGGAACACCTTTATTGTCTTGAATAGGCGTATTATATGGTATTGTAGTTAAGTTGTTAGTAGGAAATATAGGTCTTTTTACACCATATTTATCTATCCAAGATACTTTTACGTAATTTACGTAATCTTGAGGTAGTATTACATTTAAACTAGCTGGTATTGTAAGTTCTTGAGAGTGTATGCTTTTAAGTGTATCATAACTAAATTCTTGCAAAGATCTTTTAGCGAAAAATAATACATCTGATTTTTTAGCTTTTTGAATAATTTTACCATCTCCAACATAACCAACCATGAAGTTATCTATAACATCATTTAACGTTATATAGCTATAACTACCGTAATTGTTTTCAACAGTATCACCTATAGCCTCTTCGCTAGCTGTACTAGCGTAATTACCTCCATCTAGTTTCTTTAATTGAACAACGAAAAATATATCAGCAGATAAAGCGGCAGTTACTGTAATTATATTATTACTTACTGTATACGCTGAAGTATATTCACTCCAAGATCCTGGAAGACCAGTTGTGCTAGTATATATTTTAAAATTATTTAAAGTGTAGTTTATATCATTAGGATCATAACTACCAAAAACTAAATCAACCTCTAAAGCCTTGAGCGCCTTGATAATATTGTTGGTTTGTTTCTGTTATTAGACTCATTTAGTTATGATTTTTCGTTTATTTGAACAGCTTGACTTTCTTGTTCAGCTACTTGAATTATAGTAGGATCATTTATAACAATACCAAAATACTTTAATATATTAATTATTAAGTTTGTTTGCTCTGATATATCTAACTGAAAATCAGCAGAAGTTGATGCTCCAACACCTACAGGGTTAAATATATATTGACCTACTGACCCAACAGTATAATCCCATTTAGGAGATGTTGGATTTGTTATACAATTAACAGAAACGCTACCATTTGCTTCAGGTGATGGTGATATTTTTAAAATAACTCCATTTTGAGCGGTATCGTTTGTTGTGTAAAATAAAGGATATTGTTTTGTAGGTTTTGTTAATTTTGATCTTGTTATTTTATCAAAATCTTTTTTACTAGTCAATTGAGTTATTGATTCGTATTTAGGTTGACCGTCGTATGTAGTGATGACTTCACCTATTTTATATACAGTAGACGATGTGTTGTTATAAAAGAAATCTCCGCCAGCGTCGTATGTAAATGCTATTTCTTTTTCAAAAGGATATAGTTTATAAGCTATATCTTTATACATATTGAAAAACTCTGTATCATTTTCAGAGTTATTTTGATTTTTTCTATTCTGTTGGTTTCCGTTTGGAAAATAAGAATTGAATATTTCTTTTTGCACTAAATCAGCAATACTGTTAAACTCAGAAGGAGTTACATAACCTCTTTGCTCTTTGTTTAATATGTACAAGACTGTTGTGTATACTGTGTTTACGCTTACTGCCATTTTATATATTTTTATACTAAAAAGGCGGCCGAAACCGCCCTTATATTAGTATCACTTGTTTTTATAGTTTTTTCTCTATTGATCTAAAAACTTCAACACCTTCATCTGTTTTTAAGAAAGCAGCGAAAGCTGAATATGGATTTTCATCAAACGGAACGTTCATTAATTTTCTACCATTTGATCCCCATGTAAATGTTCTTTGATCTCCAGATAATTTTATAACTCCAGCTTCAGAAGCTCTAATAGCTATATTTCTAAGCTGAACATTATCATCATTAGCTAAAGCAACAAATCCTCTAGGATTACTTTTAGCAAATAAAAGTAAATCTCTTTTTAGTTCTTTTGAGCTCATTGTAGAAACAGCTGAACCAAGTTCAACTCTTAGAATAGCCTCTGCTTGATCTATATCTATTTCTCTAGCTAAATTCATAGCATCTATTTGTGTTTCTAAAGTATCTAATTCGTCTTCAGCTACAGCTATAGAGCTATATTCATAATATCTTTTATCTTTATATGGGTGATATAGAGATAATAATTTTTGTAAATTTTGTTTTTCTTTAGGAACATAAAGTACGCCTTCTTTGAACATAATATGACCTAATGTAACCTCTCCTTTTTGTTCTTGAACAAAACAAGAGTTTTGATTAGTAGCATATCTTAATTCTTTTTGCTCTCCATTTTTTTCGTCAAACCAAAGAAGTGGATATCTAGAGCCGTGTCTAGAAGGCATTGTATATGTTAAAGGTGTTTTGTTACCTTTTAAAATGTATGTTCTATCTTTTATTTCCCAACTTGGTTTAGCTGGTTGTTTTGGTTCTACAGGTTTCTGTACAACCGGCTGAGGTGCAACCTCAACAGTTTCTTCTGCTTTAGCCTTTTTAGCCATAATATAATAAAATTAAATAGTTAATAATAAAAATCCTGAGGCCGCAAAACGCGACCCCAAGATTTTAAAGTATAATTAAGCAGTAAACAATACGAAGTTGTTTGCTCCTTGTACAACCAAACATCTTTCAGAAAGGAAGTGTACTTCCATTGCATCAAGATCTGAAGTGTAAGCTCCTCCTACAGAACCAGTGATCCAGTTTTTCATACGACGATCGTCAGCTTGTGAAGCTCGGTAACGAACGTGTAAGAAAGGACGACGGATATTTGTTCCTAAGATTTGATCGTAAACAGTTGAAGTTCCAGCTGGTACTAATACACCATCAATGCTAGAAGTTGCTAAACCACCACGAGTAGAAGCATCGTTCAAATATTTCCAATCAGTTTTGTAGAAATCGTAAGATCCTCTACGGAAACCGCTAAATCCAAGATTTAAAGCCATTTCTTCAGAATTCTCAAACAATCCATAAGCAGTACCACCGTTGTTTCCAGCAGAAATACCAGCTAGCATATCATCGAAAGATAAAGCAGTTTCTCTGTTTAAGAAAAGCATGTTTTCTTCGATAGCTCCTTGAGTATCTAAGTTCTTAAGAATTGAATCGAAATCGTTAAGTTGGTTAGCACCAGTATTAAAAGCAGCAACTACGTTACCTCTTTCGTTAATAGCAGCGAAAAGACCTTGAGTACCTTTTACAGTAGCAGTAGATGTTCCACCTTTTAATTCACCTTCAACTACAGACATTTCTAGGTAATCTTCAAAACGTAGTCTTGTTTCAGACTCAGCTTTTAAATACCATAAGAAACCACAGCAACTTCTACCCAACCAATTTGAGCAGTGTCAGAACCGTTAACAGCATATTTATCTTTGATGATGATTGGAGAGTTAGAATACTGAGTAAAAGAAGGCTCTACAGAAAGTCTGTTAGCATCAGTAGTTCCTTTTCCATATTCAGAACCATATACAAAGATTTTCAAATCAGGAGAACCTGTTACTAAATCAACTTCACCAGCACCAGCACCATCAAGAGCTTCTTGAGTGTAAGGCTTAACAGTTAGTTCACCAGCTGCTAAAGCAGATCCTGGAGTTGCGCCAGAAGCAACAACATAACACTTAAGCTCGTCTCCAGTAGCTCCATTGATTACAGCAATAGTAGATCCAGGAGATACTACGTTTTCTACCAAAGTAGCTCCAGCTCCACCTACAGGGATAGTTAAAGTAGATACGATATTCGGAGTAGCTCCAGCTACAGTTGCTATAACTCCGTTGTAAGAGATGTGTAAACGGTTTTGTTCAGACCAAACTACTTGATCAGAAGTCATAGGCATTTCAGCGCCTACCATTCGTAAAAATCCAGATAACGTTCTGTTTCCATAACGCTCTACCTCAGCTTCGTAGATTTCTGGTAAATATTGCTGAGCGAAATCGCTAGTACCATTTGTAAAGTTCAAATAGTTTGTTTCTAGCGCTTGTTGAGTTTGCGATGGTTTAATTGAACCAAACGCAGGTGCTACATTAGCCATAATTTTTTAATTTTTAGTTTTTGAATTTTTTAATTTTAAGTTTTGTAGAATCAGCACCGCTAATAGCTTTTACTTTAAAACCATTAATAAATACGTCACCATTACTAGTAGGTCTTGCTTTAGTGTCACTAAGATTTTTAGATTTACTAACAACCTCTTTAACAGCATCCGCTTTACCTTGTTCGTAAAAGTGAGATGCGATACGATCTACATTTTCTGCAGCATACATAGCTTTATGATAGCCAGAATAATCTTTAACAGCACCATTTGAATCAAGGAACTTCCCGATTAGGTTGTTAATATTAGACTGTTTCTCAGCGACAGCGTCAGTGTTTTGAATTTTATACCTATACTTCTTTTCACCTACACTAATATCGAAACCTTCGAAATCTTCAGTAAAAAGTTTTTTAGTATTATTTTTAAACTCTTCGTGCTGTTGTTTAGCTGTTTCCTGCTGCTTGTTATATCGATTGAAAAAGTCCATAGCTTTCTGAGCATCAGGATTTACATTTGATTTCAACTTGATATCAGCGTAATATTTATCCTTAGTCTCGTTTAAAAAGCGTCTGGCTTTTGCAACTTCTTCTTTAAATGCAAGTTTTTTCTTGCGTATATCTTTATCTTCATCCAAATCTTCATCGTATTGAAAATCTTCTAACAATAAATCAATATCTGAATTATCAAGATATGGTTTTTCTTTTTTATAATACTCTTTTAACAATGTGTTATCGTCTATGCTAGAGTAATCAGCATTTAATCTAACGTAGTCTTCTACGCTACCACCAGTCTCTTCCATAAAAGAAACTAGCTTTTCTATATTTTCAGGTAATTGCTTACCTAAAACTTTTTCATCTCTAATAGCTTCTTTAAGTTCTTGCTCTACTTCAGCTGCTTCTTCAATAATTTCTATTGGAGCTTCTACTGTTTCTTCGGTGGTCCGTACTTCTTCAACCACTGCTTCGCTGTCGCCACTGTCTTTGGGTTCTTCGACAACAACATCGCTATCATTTGTCTCTTGTGCTTGAACGGCATCTTCTTTTGGTATTTCGACTTTAACAACATCTGGTACAACTTCACCTTGAGCCTCTGGCTTAGTTAAGTCTACTTTAGTTACTTCGTCTTTTTTAACTAGTTTTTTAGGTGTAGTTTTCTTTTTACCTTTCAAGGTAAACTCACCTTCTTGTTTTACTTCTGTTGACATAATATAATATAATTTAAAAAAATGTTATAGCATTACATAAATGCTCCTAAACCTTGATCTGGTTCGTTTTCAAAGTCTATTGGTAAGCCGTCATTTTTTCTTTGACTTATCATTTCACTTTGTTGTGTTGCTTGTATTTTAGTTCGTTTATCTTTACGATCTTCTATAAATTGTTCTTTACCTTTTTGAATTTGCATGTCCATTTGCTTAAGCTGCATATCGTATTGGAATTGTCTTTCCATTTCTTGCTGCTTAATAAATGAAGCTTGCTCCATCTTTTTAATGTCCATAGCTGTCTTAGCTTGTTCTAATTGAACTTTAGAACCAGATATAGCTTCTTGTTTTTGAACTTCTGCCATAGCTGTTCTTTCAGCTGTTTGAGCTTGAGCATCTGCTTGAGCTGCAATATTAGCTTGTTGAGCTTTTTGATCTCTTTCCATTTTAACCTTACGCTTAATCTTTAACATTTGATTAGCTAACTTAAGGTTTTTAATTTGACGTATATCAATAGCATCTTCAAGATCAATACCTCCAGACTGTAATGCAACTTGTATATTTTGCTCTAATTGAGCTTTTTCTTCTTCATCAGGCTCTAATTCTAAGAAAATACCAAAATCATGTAAATTTAAATCTATAATTTCATCTAATGATTTTATGTTGTAATTAGATACTGCATTTTGTAACGATGCTCTAGTTAATGGAAATCTAAGTGCGTCACCTATTTTAAGAGATACGTTTTCAGCTAGTTTAAGAGTTAAAAATAAACTAGACTGAACAATATGTCTTGTAGCTACATTTGACGCGTTAGCGGCTAGTTTCTGCAAACCTACTAACGTGGATTTGTCAGGCGTACTACCGTCTCTAGCCTCGTTTAATCCCGTCACGTCACGTATCATTTGTAAATAATATTGATACGTTTGTATTAAACTTTGTATTTTACCGTAACCGTTAGAGCTACTAAGTTCTTGAACAGGAACTTTACCGTGATTAATTTCACCGTCTTGAGTAAGCGATCTACCTACAATAGAACCTGTTTGAAAATACATATTAAGTGCTTCAGCAGGATTATAGTTTGTACCATTGCCAAGATCAACTTCTGCTAAACCGTCCATATCAAGATAAACACCATCTGGCACCATTCTTGATAATACTTGCTGTAATTTTAAATGCGTTATTTGAATCATATCAGCAAAACCTATACATTTGCTTACTATTGATTCAATTCTACCTTTATACATTCTAGGAGCACAAATAGCATAATTCATAGCTACTTTAGTAGTGTCAGCGTATGGTCTTGACATATTTTCTGCTAACTCCCATTTTAACATAGTATCAGTTCCTAAAACAACAGCTCCATTGTATAAAACTTCTATTGTTCTTGATACTCTTTCAAACATATCACTTTCTGGTGGATTAAAAGTATCTGGCTTTTCAATAGCTTTCATTAATCCTTGATCTGTATTTTTTATTTTAAAAACTTGATTGTGATAAGTTTTATAATCAAAATACATAACTTGAACAGTGTTTTCATCGTAATCACCCCAACCAGTTATATAAGATCTATTTCCAGGCATATTTTGAATACGCTCTAATTCTTTTTCAGATATATGTGGAAACTCTTTTTTAAGTTCTGGTATTGTTATAGCTTTAACTTCACCTACATAGTATATATCTTCAAAGTTTGGATCTTCTGTATATGAATAAACCATATAAGCAGGATCAACATAATCAACCTTAATTCCTTCAGCAGTATTAAAACTAGTTTTAGCAGCTGCTATACCTAAAACAGCTAAATCCATATTTAACCTACGCCTTACTAAATCATATTTATTTTGAGCGAAAACAGTTGATATACTTTCTTCTTCAGCTATTTCTATAGACTGCTTATAACTAAGTTGCATTTTAAGCTCTAACTCTTCTTTAGACTCAGGCACAGTGTTAGGATCTGAAGACTGATGTAAATCAATACCTAAAATTTCATTTACACTTTTAATATAATCTTTAGCAACCATATCCTCGTAAAGTTTAGCTGCATAATCAGTTCTTTTCTTTACAGACTGTGGATCTTGAGCGTAAGCTTTTATGTCATAACTCTTTTGCGATATACCGTTTACAACGATATCTACAAACTTAGATAAAATTGGAACTGGTTTCCAGTCTAAATTTAAATAAGATAAATCACCATTAATAGATAATTCATCTTTGTACTTTTGTATTGATTGCTCACCTCGAGCATAAAGTCTTAAATTATGAAACTGATTCCAATTAGTTAAATATCTATTACCGTTAGTTCTACCCTGTCTAAACCACTCATATTCTATAGCTTGAGCAACTTGCTTTCCATATTCTATAGTGTCTTTTTCTTCGTTACTTACTACTTGACTAGGAAAAGAACTGTTGTTATTAGTGTAAACGTTCATTTAACTTATTATTTTTGATGTATAACCTCTATTGTCATATCTTTTTATACCTAGATCGACAGGTTCTCTTTTTCTTGTATTATTTGGTGTGTATCTATGCTTGTTACAAGCCATAAGTGCTAAACCAGAACTAATAGACGCATCATGAGATGTTCTATTATTTATGTTAAATTTAGCCCAATCTTCTAGTGTTCTTTGAAAATACATATCGCCATAACCTGTTTCTCTTAATCCTACAAAATTTTCAATATAAGATTCTATAGCTGCAGCGTGAGCTTGTTTTATATCTTCACTTGAGTTTGGTATACCACCTATTTCTCTTTCTGTTACAGATAGTTTGTTTCTACTTCTATCTGGTCTGTTCATTGCAAAACCTCTATAACCTCTTTTTCTAAAATAATATAGTAAACGAGGTTTATTATTTTCTGCTAGTATTGGCATACCATAAAAAGCGCAAGCCATTAAAACATCTTCAAAAAATATTTCAGCAGTTTGTGGTCTTGCTATATATTCTAAAAAAAAATGATTCGGCGGTACGTCTTCCATTGAAAACTTAGTTAAACCATGTAAAGAACCATTAGACCCTCTTTTGTCAACTGTACCTGATATATCGTAAGGATCACATCCAAAAGCACCTAAGTGCTCATTGCCAGGATAATAAACTCCTCCTTTGTTTATTTTTCTATTTTGCAAATTAATACTAGGTATCCAACTAATTAAAAATCTACCGTTTTTATTTGGAGTAAAAATAACTCTAGTATCTTGCTGTCCGTTTTCCCATTGAAAACTTCCTTTTGTTACATTTATAGAATTACGCATGTCTTCATTAAAATCTATCTGCTCGTATATTTTAGTTAGATTGAATAAAGATTGCTTTGTTTCATCTCTAAAAGCGTGTTTTTCAGTACGCGGAAACTGTCTGTAGAATTCATTTAAAGCGTCTTGATCTTCTTTTAATCCTTCTACTTCGTTCTCCCAGTATTCTATTACACCTATTTTTATCTTTTCACCTTGTGGGCCTTCTACTGGTTTTTTCGGAGTGTCGAATACAGGTAATCCATAAGAATCAATGTATCCCTCGTAATTCCACTCCATAGGTATGAACAAAGAATATAATCCTGAACGAGTCTGTCCATTGGCATTTCGCTTCGTAACATCTGAGTCGTCATAGAGTTTTTTAAAATTTTTACCCCCTTTGTCATGTGAATTTGATGTTGAACCCATCATGCACTTACCTATAATCTTACTACCTAATCGTAAACAGGTTTTAGTAACACGCCAGTTGTTTAATATATTATTAGGTTTTTCCCACTTTCCACTTTCGTCGTGTACTAGAAGTCTTAATTTTTCACCATCGTACGAGTTGTCGCCTGTGTTTTTCCAGTCAATTGTTGTGTCAAGCCCGTCGAGTTCTTGAAGTTTTTCGTTTGTTTCAAGTTTTTTTCTTGTATATTTTGTTGCTGGTACTCTATAAGCGAGCTCTGTCTTTGGTCTGTCCATACCGTCCTGGATCGGTTTGAAAAAGAACGGGTAGTTGACGGATATAGGGACGACCTTGTCTGTGAACATCTTCTTAGCATCGGGACCAGATTTTGACAAGATACCGTACCGTGCATCTGACGTAATTGTCGCCATATTAACGGTTTCTGCTGATGACATAAAAGAAAATCCTGAACGTCTGTTTTTAAGATAGCACATTCCATAAGAT